TATTCAATCTTCAAATCAAGAGAGGTATTTAGCCAAGTTCCAAATGAATTAGAAGAGGCTTTGCATTTAGAATTTGCAGAGCAAGCATTGAGCGGATTAGAGGCTAACATATTGGACTTGATTCAAAAGGATAAACGGATATCGGCTGAAGTTATTGCCGGTACTATTCGAGTGGATGTCGATATTGTAAACCGTGTTTTAGATGGATTAGAAAAACGAGGTATTATTGGGAGTTCAGTTTCAAGGGGCATCACGGAAAGGAGATTATCAAAGCCATTATCAGAATTGAATGCACCTAAACCAAGTACATCAAGTTTTATGGTTAGGTATTCATACGAGTGGAGATCAGATATTCCAAGCAATGAAAGAAATTCACCTGACCATCCAAGTCGTGTATTTTGTGCCAGGTTAATGCAATTAGATAGGTTATATTCAAGGGCGGAAATTGAATCAATATCGGCAAGGTTAGGCTATTCAGTATTTGATAGAAGAGGCGGTTGGTGGACTCAGCCTAATGGTCAAGCTTCTCCAAGTTGCAGACATAGGTGGTTTGCTCAAACGGTTATAAAGAAAGGTTAATATGAAGAATACATTATTTATAGGAGCGAATGCAATCAAGGAACGAACGGCAGTTCATTCTAATATTGATGATAAGTTAATTATGCCCGAAATAAAAACGGCTCAAGATATGTACATCTTACCGGCATTAGGCACGGCTTTATATGTCAAGCTTCAAACCGGTATTGAAAATGCAACTTTAAGCAATTTAGAAACGAGTTTATTGAATGACTACGTTACGGATGCTTTAGTTTATTATGTATTAAGTGAGTTACCAGTAGGACTATCTTTTCAGTTTTACAATAAAGGATTAATTCGCAAGACTTCTGATAATAGCGACCAGCCTAATATGCAAGATTTAATCGATGTAGCAAATCGTTATCGTTCAAGAGCGGAGTTTTACAAGCAAAGAATGATTAAGTATTTGCAAGAGGTAAGCACAACAAACTTATTCCCTGAGTATATCAATCCTGGCACGGGCATAGATACGATGTATCCTGAGAAAGATGGTTATCAATCGAGTATTTTCTTAGGAGATGAAAATAGTTTGTTTGGAATGAGTTATCCTCAACACGTTTTAAAGAGCAAAAAAAATTATAATTATTAATATGCCAAAAGCATTCTCAACCAAAAATATAAACAAGTTAATTGTTTATCTAAACACAAATGGCAGTAAAACAACTAACACTAAACCAAACAATCAAGCTGATAAGGGATATTGCCCAAAGCCACGACCAAATTAATACGGTCTATTTCGGCGATGTGTGGGAGTTTCTTTCTCAGCCTGATAATGTTTATCCATCGATGTTTTATTCGTTGACTGGAAGCCAAATAAACGGCAAAGAATTGACTATGTCATTTAGTTTATTCTTTCTTGATAGGCAACTGCAAGATGAAACTAATGAAACGGAGGTTTTGTCGGATCAGTTGTTGATCTGCCAAGATATTATTTCGATGTGCAAGCATCCAAAATTTGATTGGGAGGTAGGCGAAGGGATTACATTAGAATTTTTTACTGAAAACGAGAAAGATTATTTGGCTGGAGTTAAGGCTGATATATCAATCATTTATCCGATGCTTTCAAATAGGTGTCAAATACCAACTGACTTTACATATCCAAGTTAAGAAATGGCAAATAAGAAAATAAATCAATTAGTCAGTAAGACTGCAATTTTATCAACCGATATTTTTGGTATTGGAGATGCAACTACGGGGCAACTATTTAAAAAGACTATTGCTGAATTACAAGCTGCGATTGGTGGAGCGGTAATATCGGTAAACGGATTGGTCGGAACGGTTGTTTTGGATACGGATGACATTCAAGAACTTGCTACTCCGACTAATAAATGGTTTACGGATGTTAGGGCAAGAAGTGCTATTAGCTTAACGGTAACGGGGAACTCAGGCGCATCGACTTACTCAAGTGCAACGGGAATATTAAATGTTCCTACTTATACATTGACTGGTCTTGGTGGTATTACTGCTGGATTCTTATCAGGTACTTCAGGTATATCATACAACTCGACTACTGGAGTTATTTCATACACGGGTACGGTTTATACTGATGCAAGCATACGAGCTCTTGTAAGTGCAGGTGCTGGACTAACATATAATAGTTCTACTGGAGTTTTTACAAGTTCAATCACTCAATATACAGATGCTTTAGCTAGATTATCTTTAAGCGCTGGAACTGGAATATCTTATAGCAATACTACGGGAGTTATTACAAGTACAATCACGCAATATACTGATGCGCTTGCAAGGGCAAGCATTAGTGCTGGAACAGGTATTAGTTATTCTTCAGGAACTGGTATTATTGCATCGACCATCACTCAATACACAGATGCACTTGCAAGAGCAAGCATAAGCCTAACAACTACTGGTAATAGTGGAGCAAGTACTTACAATTCTACTACTGGAGTTCTTAATGTTCCAGCTTATACATTAGTTGGATTAGGAGGTATCACTGCAACTTTCTTATCGGGAACTTCGGGCATTTCTTATAATTCAACAACGGGTGTTATTTCGTATTCGGGAACGGTTTATACTGATGCTTCAATTCGTGCTTTGTTTAGTGGTGGAACGGGTATTAGTTACAATAGTTCTACGGGTGCAATTTCTTATAGTGGCACGGTGTACACGGATTCTTCGGTTAGGGCATTGATTTCAATGACAACTACGGGAACGAGTGGCGCATCTACCTACAACAATACAACGGGAGTAATAAACGTACCAAATTACACTCTTGCTGGTTTAGGCGGTATTTCTTTGACTTCATTAAGTGGAGGCACGGGCATTACTTATAATTCATCTACGGGTGCAATTAGTTATTCAGGTACTGTTTATACTGATGCTTCGATTCGTGCCTTGTTAAGTGGCTCAACGGGAATAACTTACAATAGTTCTACGGGTGCAATTAGTTATTCAGGTACGGTTTACACGGATGCAAGTGTAAGAGCATTGATAAGTGCAACTGGAAACATATCTTACAATTCGACTACGGGAGTTATTAGTACTTCATTAACTCAATATACGGATGCTTTAGCAAGAGCATCAGTAAGCCTTACAACAACGGGAACTTCGGGTAATGCAACATATAATTCAACTACTGGAGTTTTAAATGTTCCTAATTATGGAACTGCATTAAGCGGTTATTTACCATTAACTGGAGGTACATTAACGGGTGCTTTAAGTGGTACAAGTGCTACGTTTAGTGGTAATTTTGGAATAGGTTCTCCACCAACGCAAGCGGCTCAATTTGATTTATATGGGGGTGACCAAGCAAGTTTGCTAACATATTCAGGTTTTGGGAATAGAGCAGGAAGTGATTTTTTAATTAACTCATACAGATTACCGGGCGGAAATCTTTTTCAAAGGGTTTCAGACGTAGTTTCATTGGGTGATGATACTAATAATAGAGAGAGTATTTTTAGATTTATTACAACAAATACAAGCAATTCAACCGCAACAAGATTAACAATTTCAGGTAGTGAAATAATTGCTTCAGTTTTATCTACGTTTGTGGGAGGTGCTACTTTAAAAGGTGTATGTAAAATATTTTCAGATACAACAAGTGCAGGAGTAGTTTTGCAAGGATATACCGGCGCACTAAGAATCGCAGTAAATGGATCGGAAGAAACAGGCGGAACAAGAGGTGATTTATTAGCAGCGGCGGCAGATTTTAGTTCTACATTAGCCGTCACAGGAGCCGCCACAATTTTAAGTAGTGTTACGGCAACTGCTTTTATACCAAGTGGTGCAACAGTTCCTACAAACGGAATGTATTTATCTGCTGCAAATACTTTAAACTTTGCAACCGCATCTACTGAACGTATACGGATTACGAGTACGGGAAATATTCTTTTGGGAACATCGTCTGATAACGGGGAGCGTCTTTATGTATCGGGTGCAATCAGAGCAACGGGTACAATTACTGCAAACTCTGATTTAACCTTAAAGAAAAACCTTTTAAAAATTGAAAATGCTTTAGAAAAAGTAGAGCAAATAAACGGATATACTTATGAGTTTAAAGAAGATGATTCCAAGCGTCACGCTGGGGTAATTGCTCAAGAGATTCAAACAGTTCTTCCTGAGATTGTAAATAAAGGTAACGATGGTATTCTTGGAGTTGAATATGGAAACATATCAGCTTTATTAATTGAAGCCATTAAAGAACAAAATATTAAAATAAAGAATTTAGAAACACATTTAGCTTCTAAATAAATGCCATTACAAGGAAGTGGCGAAATGTCTTTCGCCGATGTGTATAACGAAATGACGGGGGAATCTTTAGTGAATCCTCCTATTTCTATTACACAAGCAGAACAAGGTCAGCTTCAAAATTCAAGTGGTCAAACTATTGGTCTTAATCAATATTACACTCCAAGACCTGACGGAATTCTTCCAACCGTATTCCCGACTGAATGGTATCTTTATTGTCAAAGGTGTAATATACCAGCGCCTTATATAACTATATCAAAGAGTGCGCCAGCAAGTGCGACCATAAATACTGAATTTGCCTATCGAATTGTTATTACAAATAATGGTCAGCTTAATTCTTCGGGAGATATTTTTGTAACCGATACAATTCCAGCTGGCCTAACTTATGTTAGATTTGAAAGAGATACTCCAGGCTGGGGTGAAAGTGTAATTGTATCGGGGCAAAATGTAACAGCTACTTATTCATCCACTTTACCGGTAGGTTATTCGGCGGTAGTTACTATTTATGTAAGAACTGATATACAGGCAACTTACACAAATTATGCTATTGTTCAAGGTGGAGGAGAAAGCATCACTAAGACATCAAACACGGTTAACACAACAGTCGGAGGATTGCCAACTTTTAGCGGTTCAGTCACTAAACGATTGGTTCGCACATTTCAAAAAAATGATTGTGGCAATTACGGGGTAGGTTCAAATCAAGAAGTTTATTCACCATTCTTTACCGGTACGGCAACAAGTGAAATTAGCCAGGCAGATGCTGATTCGAAAGCAAATACTAACGCTACTAATCTTTGTAATGATTGGCTTGATGTTAATGGTCAATCCGAAGCCAATGAATACGGAACTTGTTTTTATGACTATCCTCAAATGACTTTGTCTAAAACAATGCCAAGTTCATTTAACTTAAATCAATCAGGGGAGGTAGTTATTACAATGCGCACATTAGGAGCATCAACTTCGGGAGAAATTGTTATGTACGATGATTTGCCAAGTGGCTTTGAATTTGTTAATTTAAATAGCAAACCTGATATTTTTACCTTTACTTATATAGGTAGGTCGGTTACTTTTAGAACTTTAACTGAATTGCCACCTGGTTATTTTGCAGAATTTAAGTTTTTAATTAGAGCCATAAATGTTGGTAATTATTCAAATTTTGCATTTGCATATGGAGGTAATATTCTAAATAATATTGCAAGAAGTAATACGGTAGAGACTTTTGTATATGGCGAGCCTTCATTTGCTTTTAGTTCGTCATCTGATAATCAATCGTTTAGAACAAGAAATTTTTTATTTATAAACGCAGCACCAACAGATTTAGTATATCACGGTAATATGTTAACGATAAATAATTTTCCAAGTTCAAATAATTCTAAAGTTAGAATTGAATTTGAATTACCTCTTATTTTTAGAGTGGTTGATGACATACAAGTTATTTATAATATTGATTATTTTACATTTTCTCAAGGTTCTGCTTTTAATATAGCAGTCTTTAATCAAAAAGATAATGTAACCGTACCGATAGGACAATATGGATTTTACGTATTTTTTAGTTTGCCCATTACATATTTTAAAATGTCAACGGTTAGCCAAAATGAACAGCTAAGATACAATGATAATTTAATAGTTAATTCTACTAACATTACAATTCCAAGAATTCAAACTACATTAGTTAAAAATTATGTTAATAATGTTTTTGTTAATTCATTTGAACAAAATATAATTTGGTCAAATAATTATTCATTTCTACCAATTTTTAATGAGCCATTTGGAAGAATACCTAATGATGTTAATGGATTAACTTATACTTATTCAATTAATAATCAAGATGATTATAGTGACCCACAACCTATGGGATTTATAAATAAACAATTTTTTGCTTATACTCCTATTTATGTTGTAAATCCTACAAGAGACACAACGGACGGTTTTGTAAATCCAAGTTATCCATACCAATTTACAATAGATAATCCTTTTCCAATACCTGATCAATTTCTATTCGGTATAGTTATTTTTTATAAAATATATAAAAATGGTCGTTTAATAATATCCGATATTGATAATATGAATCCATACCATATAACAAGAATAGATAAAACATTTAATGAGCCTAAGTACAGAAATACAACATTCCAATTTCTTTTAGATTCAGATGGAAATTACTTGTATTGGTAAAATTTTACTAAATAGCTATTTATAATTGTAAACTTAAAAAACAACCAAATGAAATTAGATTTTAACTTTGATTTTATCGGTCTTGATGACCAAATTTTTGAAGGCGGAAACGCTGGTAAAATGTTAGCCGGTGCTTTAGCGTCATCTTCTAAAGGTGATGCGCTGAAGTTTTGGGATTGGGCAAAGAAATTATTTAAAGGTGAACCTTTAGATTTAGACAAGTCAGACCAAGAGACTTTAAAATCATTTGTAAAAGAATCAGAATCTTTTACCGTTTTGGCTAAAGCGCAGATATTAGAAATATTTATAAAAGACTAAGATGATTATATTCATTGAGCCAATTAAAGGATTAAGAGAGATAGCCGACCGGGTAGAGATTAAAGTGGTTAACTATGCACTCGAGCATCCTGAGCAAAATTTATACTTTAAATTGATGAGCCAATTTAATCCAATGATAGAAGAAGGCAATCTAATTATTCCTGAGCCGATAGTTGCTCAATGGGGTATAGATGATTCATTCATTGTTAAGTGGGCGCTTGAAACATTAGGTTTAGAAGAAAAAATAATAACTCCAATATCTTAATAAAATGATGTACACTTGGGAAGAAATCATAGTGCCAGCAATAACCGGTTTTTTTGGCGCATTAGTTACCTGGTTATTTGGTAGAAAAAAAGAAGGTGTTGAAGTTCAAAGTACGGAAATCACCAATGTGCAAGAAGCAATTAAGATATGGAGGGAAATGGCAACTGATTTGAAAGCTGAGGTTGCTGATTTAAAAGATAAAGTTGATTCATTAACTACTGAAATCCACAATCTACGTTCTGAGAATGTAGAATTAAGAGCCAAATTAGATGAAAGTCAACCAAATAAGCCAAAAAGGACTAAGCCTAATAAAGAAGTTTGAGGGAGTTAAACTCAAGCCTTACTTATGTCCAGCTGGTATCCCAACGATTTCAATCGGTTGCACTTATTACGAAGATGGCACAAAGGTTAAAATGACCGATGCACCCATTAGCGAAGCAAGAGCAACCGATATTTTTTTAAATGTAATTAAACATTATGAGAGGAGCGTTGACTCATTTTGCCGTGATGACATTAATCAGAACCAATTCGATGCACTGGTATCATTTTGCTATAACTTGGGCGCTGGCGCTTTAAAATCAAGCACATTACTTAAAAAAGTAAATATTAATCCCAATGATCCATCAATTGCAAACGAATTTGCCAAGTATAAATATAGTGATGGAAAAATATTAAAAGGATTAATTAATAGAAGGCTTTCTGAATCTGAATTATATTTCTCATGAAAAAAATAACATTATTGTTTATACTTTTTAGTGTTATATCTTGTAAGCCTTCTAAGGTAACTACTATTGTATCTGAAAAAATTCGTATTGATACAATTCGTGATTACAAAGTAATTACAAAATTCAATGCGGTATATGATACGTTAATCATTGAGAATCCTTGTGATTCTATTGGCATTTTAAAGACTTTCTATTCTAAAATAACCGTTCCTCAAGGCAAGATAATTATCAGGTCTTATAGAGGAAATATTCAAGCTACGGTTAATATCGATTCAATCGAAAACGTGTATCAAAATAAGTATCGTAATAAGGAAACTTCTAATGTCACGAATTCTAAAAAAATTGTGACAACAAACATTATACCAGCCTGGTGTATTCTTACTATTATCTTTGAAACTTTTATAATTCTTGGTTACTTATATTTTAAAATATTTTATGTATAAAATTGAAGTTGAGCCGGTAGAAAAACAAACATCAAGAGCCAAAGATTTGCTCGACACAATGATGGATGTAATGGATAACATTGAACAGGTTGACGATGCTGGCTTTGTTCTAAAAATGAAGATTTTAAATAATATTGAGTTTTTAGTCGATACCTTAATGTCAGAATATGAACAAGGAAAATAAAATCACTCAAATTCGTGAACATTTTTTTTCAATCAATTTATCTAAAACTGATTTTTATAATTCCTTTCACGAAATGTATGGCTTTCAAAGTCCTGATTCATTAAGAAAGTTTATGATTCAAAATAATATAAGTTCGAGGGATAGGTCAAGTCAAGAGCAAAATAAAATCATTCCTCCAGTAATCGTTAATTATAATCTTGAAACACTTGATAATTTTGGTATTGAGCCAAGTATTGGTAAAGAATATGTTTCGGCTAATCTACCCTCTAACTTAAAAAAGATTGGAATCTTATCTGACATACATTTTCCATATCACGACCTTACTGCTTTGACTTGCGCTATTAAGCATTTAAAGGAGCAAGATATTGATTGTTTATATTTAAACGGAGACATACAGGATTTTTACTCTATATCCAGGCACGAAAAGGATAAGGATATGAGGGACTTTAAAAGAGAGATCGATATGAATCGGGATTTTTTACAAAGGCTTAGGGACATATTTAGAACGATTCCAATTTATTATAAACTTGGTAATCACGAAAATAGATTTGCCAGGTCATTGCAATTACAAGCTGAGGAGTTTGCGCAATTGCACGATTTACAATTTGATGTATTTTTTAGATTAGACAAGTTAGGCATTACAATGGTCGAGGATTGGCAAGGGATGGAAATGGGTGACTTGCTTGTTTTACACGGTCACGAATTGTACGGAGGTGGTGGAGTTAATCCAAGTCAAAACTTATTTAATAAAACTATATGCAATACTTTAATAGGTCACGTTCATAGAACTTCAACAACTCAAAAGAAGACTGGATTTAAACAATTTATAAATACTTATAGTACCGGGTGCTTAACTTTACTAAGTCCTAAATATATGCCGTTTAGTATGCACAATCACGGGTTTGCAATAGTAGAAATTAATAACGGAAAAAGTTTTGTAAAAAATATTCAAATAAGAGATGGTAAAATAATTAATTAGTATTATATTTGATTTTCATAGTTAAATGGTTTAAGGGTTAATGGTT